TTGACAGAGCGTTGGTGAATGAATACCATCCCACACAGAAGCCGGTGGAGTTGGCAAAACGCGCTATTCAAAACCACAAAGCGGATTTGGTACTCGACTTATTCGGCGGCTCAGGCTCAACACTCATAGCTTGTGAACAGCTCAACCGCATCTGCTACATGATAGAAATTGACGAGCGATACTGCGATGTAATCGTAAAGCGTTGGGAAGAATTCACAGGCAAGAAAGCTCAATTGATGAGGAAGTGATTTTATGGCTGGCAGACCGAAAAAGAAAATAGACTATGAGCTTGTCGAGAAGCTGGCCTATATTCAGTGTACACAAGAAGAAATCAGCTCGATTCTTGGCATATCGACAAGGACTCTTCAGAGAGACAAAGAATTTTGTCGCATATATAAAAACGGAATGGACAACGGGAAGATGTCTCTAAGGCGGTTACAGTGGAAGGCCGCAGAAAAAGGCAATAACACAATGCTAGTTTGGCTCGGTAAACAGTACCTCGGCCAGACAGACAAGCAAGAGATGGCTCACTCTGGCAGCCTCGACATCACTGTGGACGTGGTTGAAGATGGCGATTAAAATTCACACCCGCATATTCAACAAGGCTTTCAAACCGTATCTCGACAACCGCTCGCGCTACGAGATCTTCTACGGTGGCGCAGGTTCGGGCAAGTCGATGTTTATCGCCCAGAGACTCGTCCTTCGTGCAATGAAGGAGAAAGGTCACAAGTTTCTCATAGTCAGGAAGGTCGCAAAGACGAACCGGCATTCGACGTTCGCGCTTATCATGGGGATTCTCAGGGTATGGAAGGTTCTCGGACTTTTCAAAGTCAACAAGTCCGACATGGAGATCGGCTGTCTGAATGGCAATCAAGTCATCTTCACCGGTCTTGACGACGTGGAAAAGCTCAAGTCGATCGCGGGTATCACGGACATCTGGGTCGAAGAAGCGAGCGAGATCACGCAGGAAGACTTCCAGCAGCTTGACTTGCGACTCAGGGGCAAGACTCAATGGCCGCTGCAAATCACAATGACATTCAATCCGGTGTCGGCTTTGAGCTGGTTGAAGGCTTTCTTCTTCGATGAACCGAAAGAGAACTGTGTCATCCACAAATCGACGTACAAAGACAATCGTTTCCTGGACGACGAATATAAGAAAGTCATAGAAGACTTGAAAAATCAGGATCACACGTACTATCAGATATACGGACTCGGTGAATGGGGTGTTCTCGGAAACCTCGTCTTCCACAACTACGTGTTCGAAGACATTCCCTACAAAGAACAAGACTTCGACGCTGTGTACCAGGGCCTCGACTTCGGCTTCAACCATCCCTCGGCTCTCATACGTGTGGGAATGAAAGACGATGAACTGTATGTCTTCGACGAGCTGTACGAGAAAGGGCTCACGAACGCGGAACTCATTCAGGAAGTCGGCAGGATGATCGACAAGCGTTCGCAGCTCATAGCGGACTCAGCCGAACCCGCGAGAATCAAAGAGTTTCAGCAGTCTGGTTTCAGAATCAGCGGTTCGGTCAAGGGCAAAGGTTCTGTGAAAGATGGTATCGACTGGCTCAAGAGACACAAGATCCACATCTCGAAGAAGTGCCCAAACCTGCTTGCTGAGATTCAGCAATACAGCTACAAAGAAGACAAAGACGGCAATGTCTTGGATGAACCGATCGAATTCAAAGACGACGCGATCGCGGCACTTAGATATGCGATCGAACCTGTGAGACTGAGACGCAAAATCACAGCCGGATACTCGGCGTGGAGGTAAATCATGGACCTTAACACAATTCGCGAACTCATACGAATCAACGGTGAAGTAACTTCACAGATAATCACGGATCTCATAGATGAACACAGCGGCAGACATGAGACGATGAAGAGCCTGTATGAGAGATACAAAGCGTCCGAGGCCGGTGTCCCTATCTTCACGCGCTCATATTCGGTCGCGGACGACACGAAGATAAACAGAAAGCTGAACAACGACTTCTTCTCGGAGATCATCGACACGAAGGTCGGGTACTTCATGGGGATCCCGACAGTGTACGAAGCGAACTCGAAAGACTTCGAGGACTTCGAGTTGAGAAACCGGCTGGAACTTCTCGACTCGGAAACCGTGAAGCTGGCCACGATCTGTGGCACGGCCGCGAGACTTCTGTATGTCGATACCGAGGCGAAGATCCGCGCTATGAACACCTGGCCCTGGGAATGCATCTGGGTGATGGACCGCTCGATCGACGAGGTCCAGTTCGCTCTCAGATACTACGATATGGAGTATGTCAAACCTGACGGCTCGACAGAAACAAGGGAACGGGTCGAGTGGTATGACAAAGAGAAGGTAACATACTACACCAAGACCGAGAATGGCTACGTCCTGGACGACACGGAAAAACTTAATCCGCAGACTCACTTCTTCAGTTATGTTCCTCTGATCGAGTACCCAAACAACCTTGAACGTCTGGGTGACTCTGAGAAGGTTCTCAGTCTCATAGACGCTTACGACCGTAAAGAGTCAGACCTCGACTCCGAGCTTGAGCAATGGAGGCTGGCGTACATGAAGGCGATAGGTGCCGACATCACGAGGGAAGTTGTGGAGGTTGCGAAGCGCACGGGGGCTTTCAATCTCCCCGAAGGCGCGGATCTTGCCTTTATCGAGAAAAATATAAATGTTGCTGCGATAGACTCACATCTGAACAGACTTGAAGCCAACATTCTCAGATTCTCCAAGTCTGTCAACTTCGCCGACAAAGAATTCACCAGCGACATCTCGGGCGAGTCGAGAAAGTACAAGCTCCTGTCGCTTGAGAACAAGTGCATCACGACAGAGCGACAGTTCTCGGCGAGCAATCAGAGAATGTTCAAGGTCCTGGCCTCGGCTCCGGCGTTCAACTTCGACTGGCTGAATGTCACGCAGAGGTTCACTCGAAACCTTCCCGTCAGTCTGGAGAAAGACGCTCAGATCCTCGCCGCGCTCAAGGGCATCGTGCCGGATGAGATTCTATACTCCCTCGCTTCGTTCATCGACGATCCGAAAGAGGTCATCAAAATGATGGACGAGCAGAGAGAGAAAGAAATGAGCTACTACCCGCCGGTAAACCTCGAAGAGGATGAGGAAGATGGCGCTAACAACTAAGGGCGCTTTCGACGACTTCGAGCGATGGTACGACGGCTTCACGAAGCGGCAGTTGAAGGAACTGGAGAAAGCCTACCGCGAGTCGCTCAAGGTCACAAAAGAGGAACTCGAGAAATACTACAAGACTTTCTCGAGAGGTGGCAAACTCACACTGGCCGAGATGCAGAAGTACGACCGGCTTCGAAAGATGCAGAAAGATCTCGACGCCGCGATTCTCGATCTCTCGCGTACCCAGGCGAAAGAGGTCCTGACTCTTCTATCTGAGGTTTATTTTGAAGGCTACAACCGCATGGGCTGGCTTGCAGAACAGGCGACAGGAATCAACCTCAGATGGTACGTACTGCCGAAAGACTTCATCAAGAAAGCGATTCAAAATCCGGTGTCTGGCCTGACCCTGAACGAAGTCCTCGAAAAGAACAGACAGGAGATCCTCTGGCGCATCCGCCAGGAAGTCACGCAAGGTTTGATAAAAGGTGAGAGCTACTTCGACACGGCCAAACGGCTCAAGGAAGCGCTCGAAGGGAACTATGCGAAAGCCCAGAGAATAGTCTGGACCGAGAGTCACAGGTGTAAGGAACAGGCGCAACTCGAAGCACACCAGAGGTTGAAAGAAAAAGGAGTCGATGTCAAGAGGATGTGGGTGGCCACCCTTGATAATAAGACTCGCGACACCCACGGCGAACTTGATGGTCAGATAGATGACAAAGATGGATACTTTCACGTTCGGGGCATGACAACCAAAGCTCCTGGAATGTTTGGCATAGCGAGCGAGGATTGTAATTGCAGATGCGCTGCAATAGAGATCTTCGAGGGCAACGAACCTCGCACCAGAATGATTCAGGGTAAGGGTATAAGCGATTACATAACATACAGCGAATGGAAGAGGCAGCAAAAGGAGGGATAGTGTGAAAATCCTGGGTGTTGACTACACGGTAAGGATCGCCGACGATCTGGAAATGGGAACGACCGATGGCGAATCTCACGTGGCCAGAAGCCTCATTAAAATTGCGAAAAACGAGAAGCAGTACATGGAGCGGATCTTCTGGCACGAGATGCTTCATGTAGTTCTCAAAATGCAGGGATATCCAGAGTTAAGCGATGACGAGGCTCTGGTAGAAAGGCTTGCTACTGCGATACATCAGATAATCCGAGACAACCCGGACCTTTATGGAGAACTGAAGGAGGGATAAGCGTGATAGGCGTGAAAGAAAAGATCACTGTCGAACTCGAGCCCACCGAAGTGTTCAAGATCGTACAGGCACTCGGGGAGCAACCGGCTCATTCATCGGCACAGCTCTATCTCAAGATGCGCGAACTGTGGTCGAATCACAAGAATCACAGCATTGAGCTTTACCCAAAGAAAGCGACTGTGGACAATGTTCGCAATATAGTGAGCGAAATTTAGAAAGGTCTTAGAGAAAATCACGATTTTTAATTACAACACTCTGAGGGCATATGGCACTCGGAGGGACAGGAGATATATATGGAACTCAAAGAAGCATTGGAACTGATAGGCAAGAACCTCGAAGCACCTGAGGTCAAGGAATTCACGACGAAGTTCAACCCGTTGGCGACCGTCACCAAAGACAATGTGGGTGAATTTGTCGAGAAAAACGACGTGCTGAAAAGCTACCGCGATTCTCACGTCACAAAGGGGATCGAGACCTGGAAGAGCAACAACCTCGACAAGATCGTGGAAGAGAAGCTCAAGACGCTAAATCCTACCGAAACTCCAGAACAGAAGAAGATCAGGGAGTTGGAAGCCCGACTCAACGAAGAATCGGCAGCGAGAAAGAAGGAAAGCCTCAAGAATCTTGCCATCAAGAAGCTCACCGAAAAGAAGCTCCCTGTTGACATAGTCGACAACCTGATCGGTTCTGACGAGGAGAGCACGGAGAAGACACTCACGGCGTATGAGCAGGCTTTGGAGAGCTACAAAAAAGCGCTCACGGAGCAACTGCTCAAAAATAACGGTCGAGATCCCATCAACCCCGATCCCGCGCCGGGAATGATAACCCGCGAGCAGGCGAGGGAAATGGCCAAGAAAGACCCAGCCAAGTTCAACAAGTTGTTCGAAGAAGGAAAAATCAAACTCTAAGGAAGGTGAAAAGCAATGCCAATTGACAACTTTATTCCCGAGATATGGAGCACTAGACTCATGCGGCATCTCGACAAGAATCTCGTGTTCAAGCAACTCGTGAATACAGATTACGAAGGCGAGATTAAAGCCGCCGGAGATACAGTTAGAATCAACCAGATAGGCAACATTACAGTAAAGCCTTACGTTAAAAACGTCGCGATCGCGGATCCCGACCAGCTCGATTCCGCCCAACAGCTCCTGCTCATCGACCAGCTCCACTATTACAACTTCTACGTCGATGACGTGGACGCCGCCCAGTCGAACGTGACGCTCATGGATAAAGCTATGGCCAGAGCGGCATACGCTCTTGCGGACCTGATCGACCAGGATGTCGCGGGTCTTCACGGAGACGCAGGCATAACGATGGACGACGGCGGGGCCGCCTACTCTGTGGGAAACGGAGCGGGAGATGAAAACCCCTACGACCTCATAGTCGATGTTGGTGTCGAGATGGATGAGCACAACGTTCCCAGAGAGGGCAGATGGATAGTCATTCCGCCCTGGTATCACGGAGTCCTTCTCAAGGATGACGATTACAAGCAGGCATGGCAGAACTACATGGCCACAGGAGTCGTCCCCGTAGTCGCCGGATTCTCTGTGCTCTGGTCCAACAACCTCGATATCGCAGCCGGAGGCACCGACTACCACGTCCTTGCCGGGACCAGAGAGGCCATCAGCTTCGCCGGTCAGGTCAACAAGACCGAGGCGTACAGAGTCGAGAAGATGTTCGCGGACGCGATCAAGGGACTCTACGTGTACGGCCGCAAAGTCGTTCAGCCCACTTGCCTCGTCGATCTTCTTGTGGCAAAGGCTTAAGAGGTGACATCATGAGAAAACTTGCAACCCTGCTTGTTGTTATCGCCCTCCTGGTCGGAGGGCTTACTTTTGGCACGACCATCACGGCCACGCCGGTTGAGGTTACGGGCCTCGATTTCGTGGAGTTTGACCTGAGCGGCATGACTTCCCTCACGCTGGTGGCTACGACCTCGACCAACGTCTCGACGGACACATACGCCTGTACATTCAATTTCGCATATGACTCGCCGCGGATAGGTATTATGTTTGGAATCGATCCTGAGCTCTCTGATGCCTCGCCCACAGCTTACGCCACCAGTATAGTTATTGAAATTCTCCCGGGCGACTTTGGAGGTGCATCAAAAGGATCGCTGAGCACTACGCTCACCGGCACGGACACCACAAGTCTCCTGCTCGGGCCACTCGAAACCTTCCAGTTTTTGAAGTCGGGAGGCTATATTTCGGTGAAAGTCACCTGGAACGCAGTAGCTACGAACGGCGTGCCTACTGTCGAGGTATATCTATTCAAGTTCGAATATTAACGAAGGGGCCTAGACGGCCCCTTTTTGGAGGTGCTATATGGCACTCCTGACATTGACGCAATACAAAGCACTCAGGGGAATCACAAGCTCGACTCAAGATACTCAACTCACGGCGATAATCTCGGCGGTCGAAGCAGAGATCAAGGGTGTCTGTGGGTACGACGATGACGAAGATCTCCCCTCGGCTCTCCAACTCACGGCCTGCGACATGGTGGATCACCAGATGCTGGAGATATCCGGTATCAAGTCTCAGAGTCTCGAAGGCGCTTCGGTCACATACGAAAGTAGCTATTCTCAGAAGATTCTCAACGCTCTCAACAGGTACAGGAGAGTCCGCTATGTTTAGCAAGTTCGCGACCCTGAATCCTGCCTTCATTGACAAGCTGCCTCAGACCTCGTTCACTATCAAGTCGAATCCCACAGTCGCGATCGATCCGCTCACAGGCCTGCAAACAACGACATACGGAACGGAGACGGAAACGACAGGCTACATCGGCACATGGAGACAGGACCAGATATCCAGCAGCAACGGCAAGCTTACACTCGAGTCTCTGAAGGTCATTCTCACGACTCAGGTTTCAGTATCAGACATACTGGAGATCAACAGTTCAGACTACCGCATCGACGTGCTGGAGATCAAGCAGGGCTACTTCGTTCTCGGAGTTAATCCCACATGAAACAGTACGGCGATCGAGATGCACACATACGCTCCAATGTGGATGAACTGAACAGATACCTTCAGATTCTCGCTGCGAAGATGGACCCTGAGTGTGCGAAGTTTGTTGTTCGCGATCTTGCACTGGCAATACTTGCAGACTTGAAACTCAACTCGCCTGTCGTAACCGGGAATCTTCGAGGTAACTGGAATCTGGAAGAGATCGCAAACGCTATGGCCTATCACATCTACAACAACACGGAATATATCTTTGATGTCGAGTATGGTCAAGCAGCGAGCGCGGGATTCGTCCGCAGGACACTCGAAGACTGGAGACTGAAAGCCCCTGAATTCATTCGCTCCAGGATCGAAGCCTGGATCGAAAAGAAAAGGAGGGAGGCACATTGACGGCCACTCTCTATCGCAACATTCAAGCGTCTCTGAGAATGTACTTCTCAGCCAAATACAGCTCGGGGACATGGTACATAGATCGAAAGAACGAGAACATGACGGAGGACACCTTCATCGAACTTCAGACATCTCTAGGAAGGAGGCAGGATGAAAAGAAAGCGTATCAATATGATTTTGCGCAGCTCCTGGTACACAGCAAAAGCGTTGCGACGCTTGACACTGTCATTGGCACTCTCACAACGGCGATAGAAGGCGCCGGCGCGATCCCCGTCATGGACTATGTGGGTTACACGCCGCCTGAAGAGGGCGAGCCTCCGGCGGCACACACTCAAGTTGGAGAGCTTCAGATCTCCAGATACGAACTCTCCCAGCAATCGGCAATCAGCAACTACGCGGTGCGCGCAATCACCGTGTACTACGAATTCATCGAGTAAAGGAGGAACTTCTCATGGGAAGACCATATCTCAGAAAGAAACACGTGACCATCTCGCTTTTTGATGCGACGACAACAACACCATTTACCCAGACCATCACCGGGTATGCCGACGTTCCGGAACTGCCCGAACCTGTCATAGACGCTCCGGCAGAAGGCTACGCCCCTCAAGGTGTGTTCAATTCGATCGAAGAAGGCGACGACACAATCAATCTGCCAGAGTTCTCAATCACAGTTGACATCAACGATGCAGATGTTGCGTCAAACAAGTACGCGCTCAACGAATGGTTCAATAATCACAAAGATAGCACCGGCTCAACCACGCTCAAGTCCACGAATGACGGTTCGGCGTACCTGAAGAAGTCCATCGACGGAAGCACTGTGTCTGCGAACCTTGCTACCGACTGGTTTACAATCGGTATGAAGATATTGTTTAACAACAGCGGAACTAGTAAAGCGTTTGGAAAGCAGTACAAGTATGTCAGACCTATTTCCGCAACTTTCAGTACCAGCAACAAGGCTCAGGTAACTCTCAGGATGCAGATAGTGGGCGCTCCGACCGACATCACGTCGTAGGTGATGCTATGAACATTGTTTATGAGATTGAACTGTACGACGGTAACGGAAAGCTGCTTGCAAAGTTTGAGAATCCGACAAAAACCACGATCAAGGGTCCAATTACGATCGAGTCGGACAAGTTCATTGAGAACAACAAAGTCACTCTCCAATGCATTGCTACGAACGTTGTACTCGAAGAACTGAAAGAGGCTATCGTGAAGAGTCTTGGAACGAAAGAAGTAATCGACGACGAAAAAACTCTCTGACGGAGGGGCTTCGGCCCCTTCGTTCTTTCAGGAGGGATACTATGGCATACAGAAAATGGCAGAAGAAAAAGACGAGTCTTAGCATAGAAGAACTCACAGAACAGGAAGTTCAAACAAGGATGCTGAATCGCACAAACAAAGGTCGATGCGGTTATACTCCTCACTTTTATGGTTCTCACTCTGGCCTTGTTGGAGCGAGAATAGGAGAGCTGGTAGCTCACAATATCCCAGACGATGCATATGGTGTGGAGTGGGATCTCAGCGACAGTTCTTCGGAGCTTACCAGGATAGGTCAAGCTGCAGGGATGGATTCTGATGACTTTGATCTTATTGAACCGTTTGCAAGTATAGAAAGAATGACTCTTGATAGTGACGGAAATTGGATAGCATCTTTTGGCGATGCGGGATTTGTTGAAGATGGTACAGCCGGTGATGTGGTATCAAGGTTCAAGAAAGCCTATTATTTTACATATTACTCGCCGGAAGACAAAAAAGTCAGAATGTACTTTTCACCTGAACCGCTGCCCGGGTTTGTACCGTTTGACTGTTTTGTAACCGGCGGGCAAACACTCGAAGAAATATATCTAGGCGCATATGAAGGTACTGTTCAAAAAATATCAGACAGCTCATGGGTAGAAGACGCATCAGACGGTTCGAATCCAATACAGATAGCTACTCTCGACCTTCCAGACCATATGTTACGTTCCGTCTCCGGAAGAAAGCCAAAAACTAACCAGAATTTACCGGAGTTTCGTACTATGGCAGAGAACAGAGGCACTGGTTGGGGATTGGTTGATCTTAAACAGGCCGGAATGGTGAATCTGCTATATCTAATTAAATATGCTGATTTCGACGCTCAAACGACAGTGGGGCAGGGCATAACCGGAAAAGCATCTGGAACAGGGAACGAATCTGAATTGACTGGTGCAACAGCACTACTAGGAGCTGTGGACACAGGAGGAACCAACCTTGAAGCAGTCTCGCTATTCGGACTTGAAAACTGGTGGGGTAATATGTGGGAGTTCACAGACGGTGGTGGTATAAAGTCTGATGGGTTTTATGTAGCTCCAGATAGACCTTACAACGATACCCTAAGTGGATACACACAAATACCGTGTTCACCTCCATTGACAAACGGTTATCTGAAAGACTTTTACTGGACTCAGGACTCGAAAGGTCTGTTCCTGCCAAAAAGCGTTCAAACCGATGTTCCGTCTGCAAGCAAGTATGTGTGTGACTATCTATATACTCCGGCAGCTTATACTACGAACTGCTTTCTACGGGGCGGCCGTTGGATTGACGGCTCGCATGCGGGGCCTTTCTATTGGCATCTGTATTATTCGTTTGCTTATCGGCATCGGAACGTCGGGGCGCGCGCCTGTTTTGTTCCTACGGTTTAATGGTTTTCCGCGGTTTGTAACAATTTTGGTACATTAACATACAAGTTTGGTCTGTGATTGAAGGAACCTGCTTTCAACAGGGCAGCAATTGGAATAACAGCTCGAATGCAGGGCCTTTCTATTGGAATCTGAATAATTACTCGTCTTACCGCATAATGACGTAAAGTGTAAAAAAAACAAACGAAGCAGCCTACAATAGGCTGTTTTTGTTTATTAACGCAAATATCTTGAACCTCTACCGGAGGTGAATCTATGAATGATTCAATGTATTTGGACTATGAGCTTTACGGCAATTCAGAAGCAAGAGATGAAATATACTATGACAATGGTTGGAAGTTGCTGAGACGCT